TCATTACCACCACCTGTTGTTCCTGTTTGTTCTCTTACCCAAATAAAATCATCAATGTAATTAGGTGTAGTGTTTGTGGTTATTATTGTTCCTGTATAAATTGAATTGATATCTTGGATGGTGTTTCCACTTCCTTCATTTGTTGGAAAATATGCTTTCAATCCACTTTCTGCACCTGTCCAAACTCTTGACATATCTGCATTAACTTGTGCCAAACTCCTTTCAACATTCCAAATGTTTAATTCTTTTATTGTTGAACTTCCATTGATTGCTGGATAAACCAAACCAATTCTTCCCAAACAAGCAACACCGCCTGTTCTTGATAATTGTGTTGTGTGACTTATAGTGTTACTTTGCAATACTCCATCAATGTAAATTTTTGTTGATCCAGCTGCTTCAATTGTGAATGTGACAAAATACCATTGACCACCATTGAAGAATTGACCAGCATTAGATTCTAACAAATATGATGTTCCACCTGATACACCTGTTTCAAATACAACCCTCAAAACACCTGTATCTCTAAATTCAATGTATATTGTTCTTTCGTTTCCTGTACTTCCATATTGACCAAGCAAAAATTCTCTAGTCATTCCATTGAATGTGGTGTAATCAGGTTTAACCCAGAATGAAATTGTTCTACATCCTGTGAATAAATTTAAACCTAAATTAACTGCATCTTCATAATTCCTATCAAAATTTAAAGCATAATCATATACAGGAACAACAGCACCACCTTCTTTAATCAGATTTAATTCATTCATATTAATAAGATTGATTGTTTATTATTCCTAAATCAAAGGTGAATGAAAATTGTTTGGATGTTGTTTTATTACTGAAACTTCCAGAATTATTTGTCATCTCAACCCTTTGCCATTGATTGCCACCTTTCCACAATTCAATCACTGGACTGTTAATCAAAGATTTCATCATGTTGTTTTCTTCTTCACTTGATGTTGTTTCATTAACAACTAAGTAATCATTGATATCATTTCCAAGTGATATGTTCTTGCTTCTCGCAGTTAACAAATCATTGTAATTTCTTTGAACTCTTGATTTGTTTTTTCTTTGTTTCTCTATTGAATAAACATCAGTAAACAACCAAAAGGATTGACCACCATTTGAATTGGTGAATCTAAAATATTGACCTCCACAATTTGGTATTCTGTAATCAATGTTAACCAATGAATCATTCGATCCAATGCTGATGATTTCATAGTTTATTGTACTGGATAAATTGGTGATTTCATTTCCATCTGAATCAATCAAAACCAATCTTAACATTCTGTTTTCTTCACTTGTAGTTAATGACTTATTGATAATAGTGTTTGACAAATCATCATTGATCAATTGTTGTGTCGAATTAAAAGAATCAAATTGAATGTCAATTGGATATCCCTTCCAACAAATCAAGCTAAAATCATTAACACTTAATTGCTCCATAAATGCCGAAGGTGTGTTATATGAATATTCAATCATATCTGATGATTGCAATATTTGCCTACTTGCTTTTAAGAAATAAACAGGAATTGATGTGATCAATGTATCAACAACAACAGATGCATTGTAAATATTTATTTCAAACAAATACCCTTTTGAAATTGTATCATCAACAAACAAACCATTTGACACAGTTAGCAAACTTGGAAAGTTATATTGCGGTTCAATGAATTGTTCAAACTCGTAAACTGTACCCCTAACAATTCCACTTAAATTGTATTTGAAAACACCTAATGCATCAGGAATCAATTCAACTGTGGTTATGTTTGTACCGCTTACATTTTTGATTGTTAAATTCGCCTTATCATAAGATGCAACCGAACTGCTGAATTCTAAATAATAAGGATTGAACCCAGCAATCAATCTGTTGTCACTTGGTAAATTTGTTGTTACTGCCATATCATTTTCCCTTTTAACATTTTAACTATTTCAATTCCTTCATCCTTTGACTTAACCCAACAAACAGGATGTTCAGTTTTGAATACTTCATCCTTCCATCTTATCCATCCTTTGACTTGAAGTCTAAACCTCACCACTTCATTTTCTATCATTTGAACATCTTTTACCATCCTATATCTTTTAGGCTTTTTGGTAAAATTTAAAAATTTCAACTTCAACATTTTTTAATTCTTTTGTTTGTATTTCTTCCAATAACTTTGCAATCCTTCCATCTAACAATATGGATGAAATCACCTTTCCAACATTGTATTGATTTGGAACTTTTATTCCTTCCCTTGCTATTTTACGAGCAATCAAGAATGCAAGTTGTTCATCTGTTATATTATCTCTTTTGACAATCTTACCCAATTGCACCCATTTCAATATTGCATCCATTGGAGGAAATTTACCAGCCCTCCTTCCTGTTTCCATAACCCTCGCATGAAGCGGTGCTTTGATTTCAATTGAATTATTTGATGTTTCATAAACCAAACCACTTTCAAATGCACCTGATGCTTTCAAACCCATCTTAATGTAATTTAAAACAAGATCCTTTGTTGTCTGTTTTCCAAAACTGTCAAGTTCTTTTTTATACATCTAAATTCGCAGTAAAATCAATTAAATATCCATCCATATTTGCATCCATATAATTCACTCTTTTAGTGATTTGTGAAACAGTCAAATCAATATCACTACAATGGTTTAATTGATTAATGAATGTTGTCATGTCATCATACAATGGAACAAAGTATTTATCAAATCTGTAAGTCAATCCACTTGGATCATTATTGCCTTGATAGAATGTTTCACTAATTATTGACTTCATACCCATGAAGAATGTACCCCTAAAATTTGCTAAATTCAAATACAATTCACCTTGCTTAACTGGAACAATATCCATATCATAAAGGTGAAGAAACTTGTTTGTTGTTGCTTCGTTTGTCTTTAAATTGGTGAACGCCCTTGTTCCATGTGCAAATACAAATCCATTGCTGGATGCGTAGTTATCAAATAGTGTAACCAATGTTTGTAGTTCATTCATTTTATCTTATTTATTAAATCAGAATAATTCTTTTCAAACAGTGAATTCACACTGCTTTGTAATGTTACAAAGGTAGTGAAAAAATATATCTTTTCATATGGTAAATTTTCGTAGTAATCCCATTTGGATTTGTCACCTTTTGCAAGTGAATCAACCAAGTTGTAAATTCCAAATTGATTCAATCTTTTTGCTCCACTCATTTCCATTGCAATCTGTTTATTTGCATCAACAAATGAATCCAGTTTTGATTCTCTTTCCCTTGATATTTCAAGTTTCTGAACAATGTGATTGACCAATCCAAATAATGTGTTTACCCTCATAAATGGAATGATAAACATTGGAATTCTAAACACTATCTTTAAGGATTTGCAAATATCCACAAAATCACCTGATGACATCAACCTTCTTAAGTAATCAAAGTCTTTCAATTTTAGCTGAAATATATCTTTTGATTTCAATATAAATCTGGTCTTTGGCTTGACCAATGTCAAATATTCAAATGCTTCATTTTGTTGTTCTTTTGTTAAACTTATTAATTTGTATAATCTCATAATTTAAAAACTTAATCCTGAAAATCCTTTGTTTACTAATTCAAAATAATAACGCATCATAATGGAATCCCAATCATCAGGAGAACGCCCAATCAATTCTTTCACTTTATCCTTTCTCAATAATTTAACCCTTCCATCCTTGTCCATCTCAACCAATTTAACCGCTTCCATTTCTTCACTTATCAAATCAATTATTTGCTTATCTCTACAAATCTCACCAACTTGTTTATTGACAATTCTCATTGACATTTTATGTGAACACTGATTCTTCAGATTGTCGTAATTCTCACCATTCAATGCTTTTGATCCATTCACAAATCCTTTGCATCTTAGTATGTCAACCAAACCACCACCAACACCATCTTCATCTGCCACAACTCTTGACCTACTAACACCATATTCAGCCATCAAATTTCTTGCACTATCAGCAAGTTCAGTAATTGTGTTTTTATCAAATGATATTCTTTTGATGCATAACCATCCTTTCCACACTCTAATGACTGACTTATCATTCCCTTGACGTGCAACATCAATTGTCAAATATACTTCTTTTTCTTCAACCAAATGAACAGGATTGAAATAGTCAACAATGGAATCAAAATCAATCAATGCAGATGGATCATCATCATATTCCCAGTTTCCAAAATACAACCTTTGTTTACTGTTCTTATCTAAACTCAAAAGTGATTCAAGGTAAGATTCAGGTAGATGTGGATTGTCTGTTGGCAATGCTTGAATAAACACCTTTGTGTTTGACAATGTTCCATCCTTTGCTTTCTTATAAAATTCTTTATATGTCCAATTCTTCGCTGGATTGCATGAACCAAGAACCTTTGGAATGATTCCAAATTGATTCAATTTATATCTGCACCTTGACAAAACAATTTGCCATGCTTTGTGAACAACCTGATTGCATTCATCAATAAATGCTCCACAGATTTCAAGTGATCCAAGTGAATCAAAATTTGGATCTGATGGATAAAGGAATAAATCTTTCAATAAGATTTCACTGCCATTGTTCCACTTGATAATATTTGATTGTGCATTGTAAGAGAATTGATCACCTAAATTGAGTAATGAAGTAAGTTCAAAGAATGTATTTAATGTTGTTTCTTTTAATGCCTTTAATTTAGACCTTCCCATTAACCACCTACTTCCTTTATATCTTTGACAATTCTCAATCAACCATAAACATCCCAATGCACTTTTACCACCACCAGCTGCTCCACCATAAAGAACTTCTTTTGTTTGTGAATCCTTTAAGAAATAAACCGCATGTTCTTGTTTGATTAGTAACTGCATTATTCAGGTTTGATTCCTGTTCCTAATGTTATGATTGTTTCAATTGGTTTATCACCTCCTTGAAGTGTTGTTTCTTGCTTATCACGCCATCCAAATCTGTTCTTCATGTTCATGTACCAACCAGTGTATGAAAAATCCTTTTCCTTTAGATTCTTTCTTCCTGATTTATTCCACCAAGATTCAGAAAGCATTCTTCCCTTTTTTATGGTTATCGAAAATTCATCATTTTCTTTCATCCATCTATTCCAAAGATCACAGGAAAAAGTTCCTCTCCATTCATAAATCAATGCTTTGATTTCAACATCTGCTGCACCTTCAGAATAAAGTTCCAATACTTCTTCATGCCAATTATCAGGTAATGATGATAAGTCTTCTTTTGGTCTTCCTACTTTTGCCATATCTCAATTTATTCCATAGGAAATAT